TCATCTGTATTGCCTGCTGAAGGAGTATACTCACAGGATTCAATGTTTAAACGTTATGAAACAATGATAAGCAATAGTATTCCTGTTTTTGGAAGTTCCGAGGGGGGTGGACCGAATGCAGTTAATATACTTGAAGATGCAGTTTTTTCAGGTTCCTTAACAGGTGTTACTAAAATTGGTGCATCTAACATAGGAATTTCTTTTGAAGTTCATGGGTCACCCTCAGTACAAATGACATCATTAACTTCTTCTTATACTATTGGAACTACTAATAATATGGTAAGAACAGGATTATGCGCTCCAATATATGTTAATGAAATATCGGCTTCTATGGGACCTGTAATACAAAGACAATTAAATGATCCAGATGGTTTTTTAGCTGGACTTTTACTTTGGAGACTAACTGACCCTGCATTTAATTTTACTATGTTAGAAGTCACACCAGACCCTGCTACGTTAAAAGATCAAATACCTAATGGTATAATACATGCATATACTATTAAAAAAAGAATACCTGCTGATGATAGGGTAGTTGTAAATTTACAACAACCATCTGGATCTAGGGGTCAAATTACACCTTCGGGTGATGGATATTTAATTCCAAATGATTTAACAGAAATACAACAAGGAAATGTTCAAAAATTAATCAACAAATTAAAATCAGAAAATGTATTTACTGAAGATACATCTAACAATTCAATTAGATAATTTAATTTGGAATAAAAACAAAAAAAATATATATTTATAATAAAATACTAATAAAAAATGGGATATTTAAATAACCAAGTAGTTACAGTAGATGCTATTTTAACTAAAAAAGGAAGAGAATTATTAGCTCAAGGTGGTAATGCCTTTAATATAACACAATTTGCTTTATCGGATGATGAAGTAGATTATTCATTATATAATCCAAACCATCCATCAGGATCTGCTTATTATGGGGAAGCAATTGAAAACATGCCTGTATTAGAAGCTTTTCCTAATGAATTACAAACAATGAAATATAAATTAGTAACATTACCTAGATCAACTACAGTAATGCCAACTTTAACTGTTGGAACAAATGTAATTCAATTAGTAACAGGAGAATCTACATTAATTGCCCCTCAAACACAAACATTTGAAGGAACTAACGCAGAATCAGGAGGATATACTGCTACTATGTCAAATATTACATATGCTAATATTTTAGGAGCTGGAGCTGCTTCTAGTAACGCTTTAAATACACAACAAACTTTAGGAACTAATGTATCAAAAACAGTTACGGGTAATACATTTACATTAAATGCAACTTCAATAAATGTATTTGGTACTAATACTGTATTGTATGCTACTTTAACTATAGTTGGTAGAGATACAGGAGCTAGATTACAAGTTCCATTTCAATTAAGAAAATCAGCAGGAATGCAATAAATATAAAAACTAAAAAATATGGCTAACGGAGCTTTTACTCAATTTCAACCAAGTGATATTATTAATAATGTAGATTCCATAACAGGAACTGTATGGAGTGGTAATGCACCTAGACTTACAGAATTATATACATCATCAGTTCAACAATCATCCAATTCAGGACAATATTATGTTCATGTATACCAAACAGGATCTTCAGAAACAGCAGCTGCAGTTCAGTTTGATATTGCTTATGCTGATGAGGTAGGTAGTGGAAGTTTATTATATAATCCATTAGTTAATGGTAAATCCCCATCTTCAACTATATTTGGTCAATATCAAAATATAGTTTTAGGTGATGATACAATTCCTTTTACATTCGGAAATGTTACTTCATCATATTTTTATGCTTTATCACTTGAAAGAGCTAGATATAAAGAATCTTTAGCTTTAGGTACTATGGCTTTATCTTTAAGAAAAGCAGGTACAACAGATGAAGTACATTTAACTGATAATAGTAGAATAAGTGGAGGAGATGTTTTTGGTAATGCTGGAAGAGTATATCAAATAGTTTCAGGATCTGAAGGAACAGTATTTACAGGAGTAAATGCTAATGGTTTTACTAATGGATCAGGATCTTATGGTTTATACTTACCTGATGTAGGTTTATTATTATTAAATGGTGAAGCTTTAGATGGTCCTGTAGCTGGTCAAGGTATTGCATTAGGAACAACAAGAAATAGCAATCAAAATGATGATAATATGGATAGAGTATTTGCAGCAATATCTGCAAGTGCAGTAGTAGGTAATTCTTTCCGTTTAAATTCTCAAGAAACATTATCTTCTGATTTCTATTTTGTAAGAGCTCAAAATGCAGACTTTAATTATTCATCTAATCCATCTTTTGTATCAGGTTCAACAGGAGCTTTATTATGGGATACAATGCAAAATAATCCTCAAACATTTATTACAACAGTTGGTTTATATAACGATTCAAATGAATTATGTGCTGTAGCAAAATTAAGTAGACCATTAATTAAAGATTTTACAAAAGAATTACTTGTTAGAGTTAAATTAGATTACTAAAATGTATGTCAGCTTACAAACAATTTACTACAAAGGATATTGTAATAACTCCTTTTTCTGCAAATAAAGGATTTAGTTTTACAGGAGCTGCTATGACAGCATCAAATGTAGGAATTGAAATTTACTTTGGTACTCAACCCCCAGCTAATAAATTAATATTTGAAACAACTACTAATCCTTTTTGGCAAAGCACTAGTATTTCAGGTTCTCAAAATGCTACAGGATTTGTAAATAAATTAAATACAAATTCTGTTTATTCAAGTGTAATGCAACTTTATTATTCCAATTACTTTCAAAGTATGTCTGGAAGTGCAGTTGCTACTTCAAGTTTATTATATGGTTTAGAAGGTTCTCAAAATAATACATTTGCTTCATATAATAATATTGATGTTGGTCTTAGTGGATCAAATAATATACCTATTGGAGCAGTAAAAAGCCCTCAATATGATAATTATTTATCAAGTACTATTACCCAAACAAGAGCTGCTTTAATAGGAGAAGAAATTACTTGGAATGGTATAGCACCAGGAACTAACTACATTACTGCTATTAGTATTCCCTCTAAATTATATGGTAATAATATTGAACCTCAAAGTTTTTATTTTGATTTTAAATCTACAGGACAAACAATTTATGTAGTTGATGATGGTAATGGTAATTTAATTCAATTTAATCCTTCTTCTCCATCTTCCACAAATCAATATTGTGGAAATATTATATATGAACATGGAATAGCAATTCTTACAGGAGTAACCGCTTCATATAATGGTGATGGTACACCTGGTAATTCTAATTCTAGTATAGCTAGAATAGGAAGTTTAATATTAAATAATTTAGATGGTTATAATTCAGGAACAGATTATTTTAATACTGCTGTTGTAGGATTTTCATCATCAGTTCAATTATATGAAAATCAATATAAATGTGTTATAAGAGAAAATGAATTTGGATACTCATTAAACCCATCATTACTATCAGGAAGTCAATCTGAAGCACCTCTATTAGGTACAAATTATGTTTATAAAGATTTTGCAACAGGATCTTATTTTAGTCCTTATATTACAACAGTAGGATTATATGATAATGATCAAAATTTATTAGCTATTGGAAAACTATCAGTACCTACAAAAGTACCGATGAATGCTGATTTAGAAATTCAAGTAGCATTTGATACAAATTAATCACATTAATAATCTTAAATGATAAACATGCCAACAACCGCTACCTGGATGTACCAGGGAAGGGTTATAACATCAATAGAAGACATGCCAGAAGGAACTTATGGGTTTATCTATGAAGTTAGGTACAAACCTACTGACATAAGATATATAGGTAAAAAAGTTCTTTATTTTGAAAGAAATAAAAAATTAGGTAAAAAAGCATTACAAGCTTTAAAAGAAGAAAGATCTAAACAAGGTCTTAAAGGCCGTACCCCCCAAAAACAAAAAATAATAACTGAATCCGATTGGAAATATTATTTTGGATCCCAAAAAGAAATATTAGATTTATCTAAAAAAGATAATGATGGGAAAAATTGGGAAAAACGTATATTAGAATTTGTACCTAATAAAAAATTACTTACATATTATGAAACAAAGCATTTATTTTTAAATGAAGTATTAGAAAATAAATATAGTGCTCATATTAATGATAATATATTAGGTAAATTTTTTTCACGTGACTTTGGAGACACAAAATAATAGTTGTATATTCCCCATATGATAAATGAACTACTTGTAAGCTTAGTAAGTAGAGTATTAGGCGAAGGAAAAATGACTGCTCGTGGCAATAGAGCATTTCACTGTCCTTTATGTAACCATCATAAACCTAAATTAGAAATTAATTTTACTGATAATAAAAAAGGTCATCATCCTTGGCATTGTTGGGTATGTAATGAAAAAGGAAAATACCTAAATACTTTATTTAAAAAAGTAAAAGCACTACCTGAGCATTTTTCAGAATTAAAATCATTAGTAAAAACTGGTTATCAAGTTAAAGATATAGAAGTAATTAAATATGATTTAAAACTACCAGAGGAATTTATTCCTATAATTAATAATAGTAAAAATATAATAGGAAGACAAGCATGGGTTTATTTAAAAAATAGAGGTATAACTATTGAAGATGTTGAAAAATATAATATAGGATATTGTGAATATGGTAGATATGCTAAAATGGTTATTATACCCTCATATGATAAAAATGGACAATTGAATTATTATACAGGTAGATCATTTGAAAAGGACCCATATATAAAATATAAAAATCCAGAATCGTCAAGAAATATAATACCTAATGAACATTTAATTAATTGGAATTTACCTTTAGTTATATGTGAAGGTATGTTTGATGCTATAGCTATTAAACGTAATGCTATACCTTTGTTAGGTAAAAATATACAATCTGAATTAATGAAAAAAATAGTAACATCTACTATTGAAAAAATATATATAGCATTAGATACAGATGCTATGAAGCAAGCAGTTAAATTTGCAGAAGAATTTATAAATGAAGGAAAAGAAGTTTATTTAATCGATCTTAAAGAAAAAGATCCTAGTGAAATGGGGTTTCATGATTTTACAAAGTTAATCCAAAATACATTCCCCTTAACCTCCTACCAATTAATGGAAAGGAAATTACAATCAATATGAAAAAGAGAAATATAAAAAAATCTTATAATAGGATTTTAGAAATTAGTGAAGATGCAAAACAAATAACTTTACCCGATGCTAGATACTACAGAAGAAATGGTAAATATTATCCATCTGTAACTTATGTATTAAGTTATTATCCAAAAGGAAAACATTTCCAAGATTGGCTTAAAAAAGTAGGATACTCAGCTGATTGGATTGTTAAAAAAGCAGGTGAAGAAGGTACACAAGTACATGAAATGATTGAAGATTATTTAAATGGGGAAGAATTAAATTTTCTTCAAAATGGCACCCCAATGTATAATCCTGATATATGGCAAATGTTTTTAAAATTTGTTGATTTTTGGGAAGAATATAAACCAACATTAATTGAAACTGAAGTACATTTATTTTCAGATGAATTAAAAGTAGCAGGTACTTGTGATATGGTTTGTGAAATTGATGATAAATTATGGATTATAGATTTTAAAACATCTAATCATCTCCAAACTACATATGATTTGCAAACTGCGGTTTATGGTAAAATGTATGAAGAATGTTATGGTAAAACAGCAGACCACTATGGAGTATTATGGTTAAAATCATCAAAAAGAAAAAAATCTCAAGATAAAATGCAAGGTAAAGGATGGGAAATGTATGAATCAAAACGTACACAAGAAGAAAATATTGATATTTTTAATACTGTTAAAAAATTATTTGATTTAGAAAACCCAAAACATTCCCCAATATTCACAGAATTTAAAACTACAGTAAAAAGAAACTTATAATATTTATAATAAAAATATATGATAAGTTTAGTTGAAATTTTAAATGAAGCTATTGGTAAACCTAAAGCTATTATATTAGCAGGTGCACCTGGAGCAGGTAAAGGATTTATTTTAAGAGGATTAGACCTCTCAGGATTAACCACATATAATTTAGATTTAGATTTTGTTCCTCTATTAAAGAAAGCAGGTGTAAGTTTAGATTTAAAAAATGCTACACCTGAAGAAAGAAGTCAATCAGCTAAATTAATGAGACAAGCAACATCTAAATTAAAAGATGAAGATTTACCTAAGGCAATAGCTAATAGGGAATCATTTATATTAGATGGAACAGCAGCATCAAGTAAAGCTACTCTTAAATTAAAAGATGAATTAGAAAAAGCAGGATATGAAGTATTTATGCTTTACGTTTATACAGATCTAGAACGCTCATTAAAACAAAATCAAGATAGATTTGATAAATCTGGGGGTGAAGATAGAAGTTTAGCTCCTGCTATTGTAATGCGTACATGGAATGATGTTACTAAAAATTATGATGAATATAAAAATGCTTTTGGTAATAATTTTGTATCTGTTTCAAATTTATTAAAAGATGAAAAATTAAAAGATTTAGAATCAATAGTAAAAAAATATTTAGATCCTTTTAAACCACAAGGAACAAAACCAAAAGATGCTAAAGCACAAGCTAGATCAGATAAAAGGAAAGCTGAAATAAATGCACAAATAAAAGGTTTACTAGCTGATGATGGAGTAAAAAATATAATAGACAATTCAGTATCAGCTGAAGAAGCACAATCAAAAATAAAACAATTTTTAGGTAAATGAATCATTTAACAAGATCTTTATTAGAAGGATTATTAGAAGAAGATAAAAAAATAGTTGCTTTGTATGGTGGGGGTTTTAAACCACCTATTGGGGGACATTTTGAAGTAGTAGATGAAGCTTTAAAACAATATCCTGAAATTGATGAATTAATTATATTAGTAGGGGGTGGAGAAAGAAATGGTATTTCACAAGCTGAAGCTATTTTAATATGGGAAATTTATCAAGATTATTTACCACCAAAAGTTAAAATTCAACCATCAAAAATGCCAATTGGTGATATTTATAGTTTTGCTAAAAATAATCCCCAAGATATTGTTTATTGGATAATTGGTAGAAGAGAAGGTGCTGATGATGATGATAAAGATATAATTGATAGAGCAAAAGCATTAAAAAAGAATCCTGAAAAGTATGATAATTTAGATTTAAAAATTATTACTACTCAAGATGAGGGTATGAGAGGAAGAAATGCTAGAGAAGCAGCTAAAAAAGGTAAATTATATTTTACTCCCTTTTTACCTCAAAAACTATCAAAAGAAGATAAAAGTAAAGTATTTGACATAGTTTCTCCTGTATTAAAAGAAAACGCTACATATTCCCAGAATATAGATTATAAACAAATGATTCAGGATTTAACTGATTATATGATAAAAAAAGGTAGAAATATAGAACCTTTACCTAAAGTAGAATTTATAGATGGTGATATTGAAAATGCAAAAGAATTTTTAGGCAAAACAGCTTACTATGATCCAAATACTCAAACTATAGTTCTATATACAGAAGGTAGACACCCTAAAGATATAGTTAGATCATTTTCCCATGAAATGGTTCACCATACTCAGTTTCTAGAAGATAGATTAGATGATATTCAAACAACTGATACTACTGAAGATGATAATTTAGATAAGATTGAACAAGAAGCTAATTTAGTAGGTACAATGACATTTAGAAATTGGACAGATTCTTTAAATAATGATATTGAAGAAGGAGGATCATTAATTCCTATAAAAATAAAAAAATCTAAACCAGATCCTTTTGGTATAACTGCTTATGCTCTTGAATTAGCTCGAGGATTAGAGGAAGAATTAAAAGAAGGAGATACTTATGAAAAAATGGCTGCTAAAGGAAAAAAAGCAGGTAGTTTAAAACAAGGTACTGTTAGAAAAAGATTAGGTATTCCTAAAGATAAAAAAATTCCATTATCTCTAATTAATAAAGAAATTGCTCGTTTAAAGAAAATGGATAAAGATCCTGATAAAAAAGGTGCTCAGTTAGGAGATAAAAATCAAAAATATTATAAAGCATTACAATTAGCTAAAACATTAAAAACAACAACTAATGTTAATGAAGCTGATCCCAAAAAAGGTACAGGTAAAAAACCTAAAGGATCAGGACGTAGATTATATACTGATGAAGATCCTTCTGATACAGTAAAAATAAAATTTTCTACAAGACAAGATGTAGTAGATACATTAAGTAAATCTTCATTTAAAAGTAAATCCCATGCTCGTCAATCTCAAGTAATTAATTTAATTCATCAAAGAATAAGAGCAGCATTAGGAAGAACTAAAGATCCTAAAAAGAAAAAGAAATTACAATCTGCATTTAATTATATTAAACAACGTAAGGAAGCATCAAAAAGAAAAACACAACGTTTAAAAAAGAAAAAATTAAATGAAAAAAAAGGATATGGTAAATCTTCTGGAACTAGATATAGGGCTATATATAAAAAAGGTGGTAAATTTTATTTTATGCAAGATAATCCATTTTCACCTGGTATAAGACAAGAATTTGGACCTTATAAAACTAAAGAAGCAGCATTAAGAAAAATGGGATCCTTCCCATCAGGTACAAGTTATAGAGATATAACTGAACAAAAAACCTATAAAATTTATTCTGATATGGATGGTGTATTAGTTGATTTTAATGAAAGATTTAAAAGATTTTCAGATGGAATACTCCCTACAGAATACGAACAAAAATTTGGTAAAGATAAATTTTGGGAATTAATTGATGGTACAGGAGTAAGATTTTGGGTTGGAATGGATTGGATGTCTGATGGTAAACAATTATGGAATTATATTAAAAAGTATGAACCTGTATTATTATCATCACCATCAAGATCTAATTATTCTAGAATGGGTAAAAGAATTTGGAGAAAAAGAAATTTACCTTCAACTAAATTAATATTAGCTAGAGCTGCAAATAAACAAAACTACGCAGACCCAGATAGCATATTAATTGATGATAGAGAATCAAATGTAGATCAATGGATTAAAGCTGGAGGAATTGGTATATTACATACTGACACAGCTTCAACAATAAATAAGTTAAAAGAATTAGGTTTATGAGTCAAGATAATGTTTTAAGAAAAGAATTTTCTAAAAAAGATGTACAACGTGTTAGAAACTTAGTACAAGGAAATACTGGTGATAGAACTACTGAAGGGATAGGTTATTCTAAAAAAGATACATTTTATAAAGAAGGTGATATTTGGGAAGAAAATGGTCGTAAATGGACTATTAAAGATGGTATTAAACAAAATATTACTAAATATGATGAAATAAAAAAATCTATTAAAACTCCTTTATTTTGCCCTAACTGTAAAAAGCAAATGAAACATAAATTTGATGCTAGTTATTATAAAATTCATAAAAAATGTTATGATTGTTTTTTATATTTTGTTTCTGATTTAAAAAAAATAGGAGCATGGGAAATATATGAAAAAAATATTCACAATTCAGATTTAGATGCTTTTATTAATGATTTTAAAGATTTTGTTGAAGACCAATTAACAGTGTCTAATGAATCTTATGTAACAGAACAGGGTGATGTTGAAAAGTGGGTTGGCGGTTATGATAAAGAAAAAGTATTAGAAAGCTTAGAAAAAACAGTAGAATACTTAGAAAATCTAAAAAAATAAAATTCGCACATTTTATATAGTCTTTATATATTTATAATAAAATTAACATTAAAATAACATGGCTAAGGACTTTTCATTAACTAAATATTTTAGAGAGCAATATATTAAAGAATTTAAAAGTAATGCCCAAAAAGAAACTGACGCTATGCGTAGTTCTACTTTTACTTCATACAATAAAGACGGTGAACAACCATATTTAAAAGAATTTAACCAACCAAAAACATTTGACCCAGATACTCTTGCTTTAGTTAGAGAAATGTTATTTGCTGCTGATGTGTATCATGATGATCTTGTTGGAGGATACGATGAAGTTTCTTCATATTTAGATAAAAGAACAGGCGGAACAATTTTTAAATTCCCACATTATAATGGACCTGGACCAGGAGCATTGTTTGGTAAAGAAACAACAGACCAAATTGATGCTTCAAAAGCAAAAGCAAAAGCAGCAGCCCTTAAAACATACACTCAATTTAAAGATTATATAGAAGATTACGAAATATCAGATTCATCTCCAGCAGGAGTTTATGGTAATATTTACTTGTGGGTAATGTTTAATGATTTAGCAGAAGATTATACAGCACCAAAAGGAGGAACACAATCATCTCAATTTGAAGCTATGGATATGAATGATCCTGTTTTAGTAAAAATGAGAGCAGCTAAATTAGCAAATAAAAAAGCTGACAAAGAAATAGATAATATCAAGAGAATGAACCCAAAAGCAGATAGAAAATCTCTTGATATGATTAAGCAAATAGGTATGTTGCGAAAAGAAAGAGAACAATTAATGCGAGATATGGAGCAAGAAGCTGAACCAGAAGGTGGACCTATTGCTGATATGTATGGTGCTAAATTAAATCGTATTGATAGTAAAATTGCTAAATTAACAGGTAGAAAAGAAATGACCTACAATCAGGCAATAGCAATGGATGAAGGTTCTTGTGGTTATACACCAGATGGAAAACCAAGATCTAAACCCGCAGGTCCAAATTTAATGGAACTAAAAGAAAAAATATTCAACTCATTAAAAAAATAATAACAATAATAAATTTTTATATATTTATAACAAAATAAACACTAAAATGGCAAACGAATTTAACTACAGAAATTACTTAAAAAACAACCCACTTTTAACAGAAGCTAAAAAAGATGAGGAAGTTAAAGAAGAGTATAAAAAAGATATGTCTGAAGAAATGAAGGACATGGATGAAGAAATGAAAGGTGATATGAAAAAGAAATCATCAAAAATGAAATTATCTGAATTTAAAGCTCAAATTAAAGAAAGAATTCTAGCTGAAATGTCTGATGATTTAGATGAAGCAGATGCAGTTTCATTTAGAAGACAAAATTCCCCTTCATACACTATGGATGCTGATGGCGGTCCTGTTAATCCACAACCTCATAAAGCAGGTAAATCTACTGTTGAAGAAGAAATGGAAGACATGGATGAGGAAATGAAAGACATGGATGAGGAAATGGATAAAATGGATGAGCAAGAAGATGTAGAAGTTGAAGACAATGAAAACATTGATATTGACATTGAAAAAGATGTTAAAGTTGATGACGAAGAAACTGAGTCAGATATTTCTATTAAAACTTCTGTTCCAGGTGAATCTGAAGAAGTAGAAGCTGTTCAAGGTCTTTTAACTAAAGCTCAACAACAAGCTGAAAAATTAGGTGATGAAAAATTAATGGCTCAAATTGGTAATACAATCACTTATTTTACAAGAAAACACGTAGTAAAAGTATAATTTTAAAAAAATAAAAGTAATGACGCAAGAAATTTTTGACAAAATTGATGCGCTTTATGAGACCTTCAAAGTAGAACATGCTGGTACCTCTAAAGCGGCTCATGGTCGTGCAAGAAAAGCACTTGGTAACATTAAAAAACTTATTTCAGAATATAGAAAAGCATCTGTAGCTGAAGATAAAAAATAATATAATGCTCAACGAAAAAAAGCTTACTAAAGCAGAACTCGATAAAAGAGAGGATATCATAATGAAAATGAAAAAAAACAAGCGTGCGCTTGTTGACAAATATGGTAAAGATGCTGAAGCTGTAATGTATGGGCGTGCAACTAATATGGCTAAAAAACAAGCAGAATCTATGAAAAATGATAGACTAAGTGAGTTAATTAAAGACGCACTCACAAATCCCGAAAAAGCAGATTTAAATAAAGACGGTAAATTATCTGACTACGAAAAAACTAGAGGCAAAGCAATTGAAAAAGCAATGATGAAAGAAACTTTAGATGATGAAATTTTTGCAATGGCTGATAGAATGGTAGCAATGATGGGTGCTGAAGCTGTTGTTGATGCAATAGTTAGAGCAATGTCTACTGATGATGCTAAATTATATTTAGGTGCTATAATGAGAGATTATGATATCAATGAAGTAGCAAGTGTATCTTTAAAAGACATTAAAGAGACTATTAAGCAAATGAGATCTATAAATGAAAAAGCATATCCATTTGATCAATGTCTTGATGATAATGAACCCAAATATGGTAAAAAAGGAGCTGCTAGAGTATGTGGTTCAATTAGAGCCGCATTTGGTGAAGGAATTGAAGAAGGTTTACCTAAAGGCTATTTCAAGAAAGAATTTGGAGTAGGTAAAAAAAAAAGTCTTAAAGAAGCAAGCGGTCCCGCAACAATAGAAGACACTGAAAAAGCTGCAAGAAAAGTCGTAGCAGCAATTAAGCTAGAACAACCTAAAGATGATATAAAAGTATCAAGAGGATTAGAAGAAGGTTCTTTTGATATAGATGTAAATGATCGTGCTTATGAAGGAGGATCATATACAGTAGATAGTGATGGAGACATAACATTAGTATCAATTAGAAAACCAGGATTTGTTGGTAATTTAAATGACGCTCCAAGTACTATACAAGCAACTATGGATAAAGTTATAAATGATAGGGATAAAGAATTTTTAAAAACTTCTGCTATTTAAAATAAGATATGAATAAAGCTGATTTTAAAGAAAGAATTAGATTACTTGTAAAACAAGTATATTCAAACACAAAAGAAGCTGAAGCAGCTGCTGTTGAGTATGATGAATTAACTAAATTTCCTGAGTTAAAAGCAGTTATTGTGGATTTATTAACTCATGAGTTTGATTCATTTTTAGCATCAATTGATTGGGTTGCACCTCGTCCTACTACATTTAGGATTAATTTAAGAAATGATGAAAACTTTTATCTTATTTGGATGCAAAGAAGTTGGATTGCACAAGTAGAAGGTAAAAAATATTATTTACTCAACTTACCAGAAGAAGAAAATTGTGTTCAACATATAGCTAGAATTTTAAGATATGGAGCACCAGGTGATGGAGCTGAAGCAGGAGAAAATGAAGAAGTAGATGTTGACGTTGAAGATAATGTTGATGTAGATATTGATGATACAACAGACGTAGAAGTATAATTTACAAAAATAAAATAAATGGAAAACTTCGATTTAAAAAAATATTTAGCTGAAGGTAAGCTATTAAAAGAAGGAATAAACCCAAATTCAGAAATTGCAGATTATATAGAGGGAATGTTTAATAGCTCTGTATATGATTATGAAGGAATTCAACAGGATGTTTGGAGTAAAGCAGAATATGCTTCTACTTCTTATGGTGAAGGATCTGTATTTATGGATTTAGTTGATCATCTAAAATCAGTAGGTGGAAAAGATGTATTAGAAGGCAACCCAGATATTTATTTAGAATTATTACCTAATGAGGATATTCAATGGAAGGCTGAGGTAACATTTGATTAAAAGCAAAGATAATGGATCCAATTACTAAATATTTAAATAGCATAGCATATAAATTTCCTAAAGGATATCCTGATGTTAATAATTCTAAAGATATGGAATTATTAAATGAGATGGTAAAAGGTTTTATTAAAGAAGATGAAGATAAAATTACAAAAAAAGATCTTATTAATTTAATTAATGATTTAGAATTAGATGATGATCAAGTTCAAAAATTATTTAATAGAACTAAAAATTTTACAACCTATCGCCCTATTAAAAAAACATTAGATAGAAAAAATTATAATCCTATTATATTAAAAAAATTCTCTAAAGAAATTCAAGATTTAATTGAAGATCTTCCTAAAAATGAAGTAGATAACTTTATCGAATATTTACAAAATACAGATGATAAAATAAATTTTCCTACTAATTCAACAGGAAACCTATTTAAAACATTAGCCAAAACTGGAGTCCCAGATGAAGTAGTAAGTAAAATAATTTACCATACTTCACAAGATGAAGGTAAAAGAGGTGTTGGTATGGGTGAAGTGGGTATGTCTCTTTTATTTAAAAATGTAGGTTCTTCAACTGCAGGTAAAGGTGATTTATCTATAGATGGTGAGGAATTTGAAATTAAAGGTACACCTGCTACATTAGGAGAGAAACCATTTAATTTAGTATCTACTTTTAATGAAAAATTAGGTAAATATGGAATTGATGTAAAAGGAGGAAATGGAGGAATCATATTTAATAATAAAAAATATGGAATGAATCAATTAGATCAGGTTTTAGTTGATGCTTCTAATGCTACAGATGATAAAGAAGGCCTTAAAGCAGCATTTAAAGATATACTTGTAAATGATAATAAATTAGGAAGTGCTGCTGTTGATGCTAGATTTAAAAATATAAATTTTAAAGACCCAGAATCTTTTAATACCGAAATAGGTTTAATGAATTTTATTCGTTATGCAGAAAAAGAAGGATTTAATCATTTTTTAGTACATGATTTTGGAGCAAGTGGGGCTAATACAGGTAAATATATTTATGTAAGTGGTAATCCTGAAGAAATGGCAAATCAACTTAAAGCAAATGGCGTACAATTTCAAACAATAACCCCTAATTTATTAAGACCTAGAATTGGTTTTGGTTCATCAGGATATAAACAAGAATAATTATGTGTAAATGTGGATGTAATAGCTGTGAAACTAAAAGTACTGCGTTAGTACTCAAGGAAAGTAAATTTGTACATACTCCTATATCGGAGGGGTTAAAATATCATATAGACAATCAAATACCGTTAAGTGAAAATATTTACCGCATTGGATCCAAAGAATATATGAAATTATACACTGAAGCTAGATCATTATATTCTCGTGGTAAATTAGATGTAAATGAAGCAGATAAATATTTTCTAACAGAAACCCATGTTGGTGGTTTTGGTATGTTTGAAGGTAAAAGAGTACCACTAGATATTCCTATGATAAACGAAGAAGAATATTATGTAACTGTTAATCGTGGTCATGGAGATGGTAAAAGATTAGTTACATCAGCTGAATCTGATTATGAAGAACCAAGAGTATTTTCAAAGGAAGAAGCTGAAGAGTACGTTAAAAGAGTTAAAAACTCAGGAGCTACACCTGGAAGAATAGCCTCATATTGGGTGTCTGATAGAGACATGAATAGAATAGATGAAAATGAGGATAAATTATCAAAAATCAAACAAGAACTTGAAGCATTAAGACCAGGTATTAGTTGGATAGATGATATACGTATTTCTTCATATGATGGTAGCTTACGAGTTGAATTAGATTATACATTATATCCTAACGAAATAAAACAACTTGCCCAAATTGCTACCAAATATGGTATGGAATTAAAATATATGACAGGTAAAAATGCTTCTTTAGTAAAAAATAAATTAAATGAAAATATTGACACAGGTGATTTTTTAAATAAAAATAGAGATCAAATTGAATTAGATTTTGGTCCTAGAACATTTAGAATGTTACAAATGCAATTAATGAAAGATGATGAAGCTTTTGTTAGAGATTGGTTAGTAGCAAATGGTTATATGGAAGAAGAAAAATTACCATTTGAGGAAAATCTTAAAAAAATAATAAAAGAAAAACTTTGTAAAAAGGGTGAGGCCTATCGTAAACGAAGAATGGCAGCAGGTGAAAAATCATCAGCTTATTTATCAGGACGTGCTGTTAAAGTTTGTAAAGGTCAAATGAGTGGTAAGAAAAAGAAAAAAGCAAATGAAAATACAGCTCCTAACCATGATGGTAAAGCTGCACCTTATGGCTCAGGATATAAAGTATTGAATATAGATGAAATAGCTGAGTCATTAAGAGATTGGTTTAAAAAAGAAAACTGGGTAAGAATTAATACATCAGGAAACATATCTGGTGATTGTGGTACAATGAAAAAAGGTAAAGCTACTACAAGATGTCTTCCTAAGAAAAAAGCTCAAGCAATGACTAAAGCAGAGCGTAAAGCTACTGTAGCTAAAAAGGTAAGGGGTAGTAAAAAGGGTAAGCAATTTGTTTCTGTAAAAGAAGCTAAGTTATCTACTATTCATAAAGCAGCTAAAAAAGGAAACTATCCAGCAACTATAGTGGTTATTGAAAAAAATAAAGTGATTTATCAAGAGTTGGTAAAAACCCCACAAGCAGTTCCAGCGGTGTTTAATATTCTTCAAAAGAAATATCCAAATGCAAAAATTAGTATTGAATCAAAAACTGGGGAAGTATTATTTGAAGCAGAATTTAGAGGTAAAGAAGTATCTTTAAATAAACCTAAAAGAGGTGGTTCTAAAGCATACTATGTTTATGTTAGAGATCCTAAAACTAAAAAAATTAAAAAAGTATCATTTGGTTCAGGTGGATTAAGAGCTAAAATTAAAAATAAAGATGCTAGAAATGCTTTTGCAAAAAGACATAATTGCGATAAGAAAAAAGATAGAACAAAAGCAGGATACTGGTCTTGTAATTTGCCTAGATATGCTAAGCAGCTAGGTTTAGGAGCTAATATGAATACATTTTGGTAATGGATCCATATACAGATAAAGATAATATAAGGGAATTTTCATCTAATGTTGATGAACTTGATTTAGTATGGCATCAAGATAAAGAAGATAGATTAGTTGAGGTATTAGAAGGAGAAGGATGGAAATTCCAAAGAGATAATAATGTACCTGTGGATATGAAAATAGGAGATCGTATATTTATACCCGAAGGAGAGATACATCGTATTATAAAAGGTACAACTGATTTAAAAATAAAAATAAATGGATAATTTTAATTTACATTCTTATTTTAAAAAACAATATTTGGAGGAATCTTATCAAAATCTCCCAACACCAGATAAAATCCAAATATCATATACAGATCCAGGATTTCGTTTTTATGGGATGTATCTTTTTAAAGATGGTAAAAGATTTGCTAAAATTAGTTTTGATGATAGAGCAACAAAAGTTCTCAAAAATTTAGGTATTGATATGGAAGTACCAAGAGGATATGATACTGCTGTATTAGATAAAATTGTAGATGAGTTAAAAGAAAAAGGAATTGATGCAGACCACGATGCTGCTATGGATGTAAGTTAAACTAATTAAAACTAAAAATTATGTGTAATTGTCAAGAATGTAAATGTGGAACAAGTTGCGGATGCACTTGTTGCAACTGTTAATAAATAAAAGTATAGTCTGATTCATAGCCAGACGATTAATTAAAATTTTTTAAGGAGCTGTGGCCCAATATTTGGAGCCACAGTTTTTTTTTCGTATATTATAACATATAAACTTAAGTAAAAAATGAGTAAAAAAGTAGTAATTGTAGGAGCAGGAGTTGCAGGTGTAAATGCAGCAACTAAATTAGTAGACAATAATTTTAATGGTGAAATCATTATCATTGATATGGGTAAAAATCCATATGATAGATTACCTGAAGAAGTAATGACAGGTTTTTTAGGAGCAGGTGGTTGGTCTGATGGTAAATTAACATATCATACTGCGATTGGAGGTCACTTAACTAAGTATACAGGTGATGAAAAAGCAATGGAATTAATGGATCAAGTAATTGAAAATTTTAAACGATTCCACCCTAAACCAGACGAAGTACAATGTTCTAACCCAGTTGCAGAACCAGAATTTATTAAACCCTATTTTGGTTTAAGATTATTTCCTGTATGGCATGTTGGTACAGATTATTTACATGAAATTGGTAAAAATTGGTATGATTATTTAGTATCTAAAGGTGTTAAATTTATTTGGGAGACTAAAGTAGAAGATATTGACTTTGAAAATCAAACAGTACATTACCCACAAATAGCAGAAATGGATAGTGCTGAATTACCTGGGGATTTAAAATGGATGCACCATGAAACTTTAGAATATGATACGCTTATTTTTGGTGTTGGTAAATCAGGTATTGATTTTGGTAAGCAATTAGCAGAGAGATATAAATTACCAACTGAATCCAAACCAGTACAAATTGGAGTACGTTTTGAAGCTCCACAAAAACATTTTCAAAAATTAATTGATGTTTCTTATGACTTTAAATTATATCGTAAATTTGAAGATGAAGGTGTATCATTAAGATCATTTTGTACTAATAATAATGCTGCTTATGTAGCTGTAGAAGAAACATATGGTGATCATAGTTACAATGGTCATGCTAAAAAAGATATGTCATATAGAAATGATATGACTAATTTTGGTATATTAATGGAAGTAAGAGGCATTGATAATCCATTTACTTGGTCTCGTGAATTAGTATCTAAAGTACAAAAAGATAGTACTGGTTTATTTTATAGCCCTACAAGAAAACCATCTACAACATCAGAAGGAGACAATGTATCAGCTATTAAAATTGATGATTTAGAAATCGTTAAAGAAGCATTTCAAGGTTATTATAAATACATTGAAGATTTTATTAATGATATGAAAAAAGTATTTCCAACTCTTGAAGATGATTGGGGCATTTATATACCAGAAGTAAAATATTTATCTCCTGAACCACTTGTGGATTATGACACACTAGCACTAATCGATTATAACAATGTGCATTTTGTAGGAGATGCTCTATCAGCTCGTGGTATCACAGTTTCGGGAGCACAAGGTAACTATGTTGCAGAATGGATATTACAATGTATGGAAGATGAATTATCATGGGAAGATGATCCAGAAATCCAAGATTTTTTAGAACATGTAGATAAACCAGGACCTTGGTCTGAAGAAGATGATAAAATACATACTGTAGGTGGTTTAACTAATGATAAAGATAAATCATTTATGAAATTCCAGGATAAAATGGATAAAAAAGAAAGAAAATCATATTTAGAAGGAGAAATATATAATGAAAGAAATGATGGTTATGTTAAAGAAGGAATGAAAAAAGAACTAAAAAAATTAAATAATGAAAAAAGTTAATTTAAACGAAAACATCAAAAACAAAAAATATCGTAAAAAAGAAGAAGATGGATCTATTACTGTTATGTTATGTTTAGAATGTAATGGAATGAATAAATTACATAGCATAGAAGAACCAGCTTTAATTAATGAACAACAAAGAAAAAAAGAATACTATTTAAATGGTATTAAATATGATTATGAGACATGGAATGAAATTAGAAAAGGAAGAGAAGGTTTACCTTGGTATAAAAAACCTGCTCCTAAAGGTATGACTCATAGAAATTAGTTTGTATATTATAATAAAAAATTAGTTATGAAAATAGGATTTTGTGGAACAATGAGTGTAGGAAAAACTACATTAGTAAAAGCATTAAAGGAATTACCTGAATTTAAAGATTATACTTTTAGAACAGAACGTTCAAAATATCTTATGGAGATGGGTATACCATTAAATACAGATTCAACATTAAAAGGTCAATTAGTTTTTGCAGCTGAACGAGCAAGTGAATTAATGCAAGAAAAAATTATTACTGATAGAACAGTAGTTGATGTTATGGCATTTGCTGATTTATCTACTTCAATGGATTCATCTCATAAACATTATTTAAATGCTACTTTATATTATTTAATAAAAGAATATGATTATTTATTTTATATATCTCCTGAAGGTATTGAAATTGAAGATAATGGTGTTAGAGAAACTAATTCTGAATATAGAATAGCTATTGATAATAAAATAAAATCAATTACACAAATGTTTAGAGGTAATACTATTACTATTAGTGGTACAACTAAGGAACGTATAAAACAAGTTAAACAAGCAATTTTTTCGTAATATTTATAATAAAATACTTTGTAATGAAAAAATCAGACTTAAAATTATCTATTAAAGAAGAAATAATTGAAATGTTATCTGAGGCAACTCCTGAAGATATAGCAGCACAAAAAGAGTTAAATGATGAATTAGAGAAAACTAAGGAACTTCAAGATGATATAATGGCTGAAGATGAAGAACCTACTAAATCTCAATTAAAAGGAGCTTCTAAAGATTCAATAGCTACCATAGCTAATAAATTACAACAAACAACTAAAGAGATGAAATCTACAGTTAATAAGTGGAAAACATCAGAAGGAGAAGAAAAACAAAAATTAAGAGATAAATTATTGAAACTAACTAATATTAAAAAAGAGTTAGAATCAATGTTATAAAACTATTGTTATGAATAAATTATGGAAATTGTTACTCGCAATTGGTGGAATCATTGGGGGTATGTTACTAGTGTCTAGTAAGAAAAAATCAAATTATAAAAAAAGAGTTGATGCTAATAAAGAAAAAATAGACTTTATTACAAAAAAAGCAGACAAAGTAAAAAAAGAAAAAGCTAAAACTAAAGCTAATATTAAAAAAACTTCTAAAAAAATAGCTACAACTAAATCTAAAGCTAAGTCTACTAAGTCAGCTAAAAAAACAACATCTGATTTTAAGAAAAAATACAGAAAAAATAAATAATGAAACAAAAAATAGCTTATATATTTGTTATTATTTTTTGGTTATTTGTTTCTAATTTATTTGCACAAGATAAGATAGTAGAAATACCAGAAGTAGAATTAGAAGGATTTTTTTTAGCTCTTGATACATTAGAATATCAAGATTCTATTAAGGATATTTTAATTAAAGATTTAGAAGCACAAATATTAAATTATAAATTATTATCTAACCAAGATAGTTTATTAATTGAGTTTCAAAAACAACAATTTATTCTACAAAAACAACAAATAGATTTACATCTAGATAGATTAAAAACAGTGGATAGGTGGTATCATAAACCTTGGATTGGATTTGTAGGAGGAGCAGCAACTACAATATTAATGATTCATGTAATAGATTATTCTTTACCTAAATAATGGCAGATTTAAAGAAAATAATAAGACAAGAATATATAAAATGTGCAAAAGATCCTGTTCATTTTATGAAAAAATACTGCTACATCCAACATCCACAACGAGGTAGAATATCATTTAGTTTATATCCATTTCAAGAAAAAGTATTAGGTTTATTTAAAGATAATCCTTACTCAATAATCCTTAAGTCTAGACAATTAGGTATTTCAACTTTAACTGCAGGTTATTCTTTATGGATGATGACATTTCATAAAGATAGAAATATACTTTGTATTGCAACTAAACAAGACACAGCTAAAAACATGGTTACAAAGGTAAAATTCATGTATGAAAATTTACCTTCATGGTTAAAAGTTGATGCAATGGAGAATAATAAATTAACATTACGGCTTAATAATGGATCTCAAATTAAGGCAACATCTGCAAGTAGTGATGCTGGTAGATCAGAAGCAGTATCTCTTCTATTAATTGATGAGGCAGCTTTTATTGATAATATTGGAGAGATTTGGGCTTCAGCTCAACAAACATTAGCTACTGGTGGTGGGTGTATTGCTTTAAGTACACCTTATGGTACTGGTAATTGGTTTCATCAAACATGGACAAGAGCAGAATCACAAGAAAATGAATTTTTACCTATTAAATTACCTTGGTATGTACATCCAGAACGAAATCAAGAATGGAGAGATAGACAAGATGAATTATTAGGTGATCCTAGAATAGCAGCTCAAGAGTGTGATTGTGATTTTAGTACTTCTGGTGATATAGTATTTTATTCTGAGTGGATTGAATTTATCCAACAAACTACTATTAAAGATCCAATAGAAAGAAGAGGTGTAGATCAAAATTTATGGATTTGGGAAAATGCAGATTATTCTAGAGAATATATGGTTGTAGCTGATGTTGCTAGAGGTGATGGTAAAGATTTTTCTGCATGTCATGTAATGGATATTGAAACAAATACCCAAGTAGCAGAATATAAAGGACAATTACCACCTAAAGAATTTGGTTATTTTTTAACTGGTTTAGCTACAGAGTTTAATAATGCTATGTTAGTAGTAGAAAATGCTAATATAGGATGGGCTGCTTTAGATGCAATTAGAGAAAGAGGATATAGAAATTTATATCAATCCCCTAAATCAGATCAATTAACAGCAGAATCTTATTTAAGAGTATATGAAGGCAATTCTGAGATGGTTCCTGGTTTTACAATGTCAATGAGAACAAGACCTCTTTGCATTAACAAATTTAGAGAATTTGTTGGTGACAGATCAGTAACTATTCAATCAAAACGTTTATTAGAAGAAATGAAAGTATTTATTTGGCGTAATGGAAGACCAGAAGCCCAAAGCGGTTACAACGATGACTTGGTTATGTCATTTGGGATTGGTATGTTCCTACGTGATACTTCATTAAAGTTCCAACAACAAAGTTTAGATGGAGCTCGTGCAGCATTGGGTAATATACAAAAATCAAAAACCTCACATAGTGGAGGATATAGTGCTAATAATGTTCAAAATCCTTATTCAATGAAAATAGGGGGAAAAGATGAGGACATTAAATGGCTATTATAACATATTTATAAATAAAAACAAAATGGCAGATAAAGGCTTATTTTCACGATTACAACGATTATTTTCTACAGACGTATTAATACGTAATGTGGGTGGTAATCAACTTAAAGTCATGGATGTTAATCAAATCCAAATGACTGGTGAATTAGAAACAAACTCCTTAGTAGATAGGTTTAATAGAATTTATACAAATTCCCCTAACTCCTTATATGGTCAACAACAAAATTTTAATTACCAAACATTAAGACCTTACTTATATTCAGAGTATGATGCAATGGACACAGATGCTATTGTCGCATCAGCATTAGATATTGTAGCAGATGAATCTACCCTTAAAAATGATATGGGAGAAGTTTTACAAATTAGATCTACTGATGAAAATATACAACAAATATTATATAATTTATTTTATGATGTTTTAAATATAGAATTTAATTTATGGCCTTGGATTCGTAATATGTGTAAATATGGTGATTTCTTTTTAAAATTAGAAATTGCAGAAAAATTTGGTGTATATAATGTTATACCTTATACCGCATATCATATTGAAAGAATTGAAGGGGGAATGGGAATAGATCAAGATGGAAACCCAATTAATCCTACAGAAGTAAAATATAGGTTTGACCCCGATGGTATATCAGGAGCCGATTCAGGTTATTTTTCAGTCCCTAACTCAGGGAATCAAGCAAATTCCATTATATTCGATAATTATGAAATGGCACATTTTCGTTTATTAACGGATATGAATTTTTTACCTTATGGTAGAAGTTACATTGAACCAGCTCGTAAGCTATTTAAACAATATGTTTTAATGGAAGATGCTATGTTAATTCATAGAATTGTTCGTGCTCCTGAAAAAAGAATTTACTATATGAATGTTGGAGCTATTCCTCCAAATGAAGTAGATGCGTTTATGGAAAAAACAATTTCTAAACTTAAACGTACTCCATATATGGATGAAAAAACTGGTGAGTATAATTTAAAATATAACATGCAGAATATGCTTGAAGATTTTTATATACCAATCAGAGGGAATGATTCAACAACAAAAATAGATAATCTAGCAGGTTTACAGTGGGATGGGATAGCTGATGTTGAATATTTAAGAGATAAATTATTTGCAGCCCTTAAAGTTCCTAAGGCATTTATGGGTTATGATGAAAATACAGATGGTAAAGCTACATTAGCAGCTCAAGATATTAGATTTGCTAGAACAGTAGAACGTATACAAAGAATATTTACATCAGAATTATATAAAATAGCATTAATTCATTTATACACTCAAGGTTATAGAGATGGTGATTTAACTAATTTTGAAATTTCATTAACTACTCCTTCTATTATATATGATCAAGAAAAAGTAGCTTTAATGACTGAAAAAATGACACTAGCTCAGGCTATGATGGATAGTAAATTAATTCCATCAGATTGGATCTATGAAAATATATTCCACTTTAGTCAAGATCAATATGAAGAATATAGAGATTTAGTTAACCAAGATACTAAACGTGGGTTTAGATTATCACAAATTGAGGCAGAAGGAAACGATCCTTTATCATCAGGTAAATCATATGGCACACCCCATGATTTAGCTGCTTTATATGGTAAAGGTAGAATGTATTCTGATCCTTCTAATTTACCTAAAGGATATGATGAAGGAACAACTGATAAAGAACCATTAGGAAGACCCGTTGAAAATCCTACAAATAGAGATAAACAAGAAGGTAATTTTGGTAAAGATAGATTAGGAAGAAAGGGCATGAAAAAAGATTATAATGATACTTCATCACCTTTATCCGAATTAGAATCAAATAAAATATTATCTAAATATGAGGATATGTTAAAAGATATCCCAGTTAACAAAAATATATTGCTTTCTGAAGAAAAAGTTGATAAAAAATACAAAGGAAACGTAATCAACGGTAATAATAAGAAATCTTAACGTATTTATAATAAAATAAGTATTGATGTATATAAAACATTCAAAATTTAAAAATACTGGTATCCTATTTGAATTGCTAGTAAGAAAAATAACAGCAGACACATTAGCAGGAACTGAGTCTCCATCTGTAAATATTCTAAAAAAATATTTTGTAAATACAGAATTAGGAAAAGAATATAAATTATATGAGACTTTATTTAAATCTAAAAATCTAACAGAAGGAAAAGCTAATACTATATTAACTACTATTTTAGAATCATCTAAAAAACTTAATAGAAAATCTCTTAAACGTGAAAAATATAATCTTGTAAAAGAATTAAGAGAACACTACAATGTAGAAGATTTATTTAAGACAAATATTTCTAATTATAAATCTTTAGCTGCTTTATATACATTATTTGAAGTATACAATACACAAGAAATTACTAATCCTAATCAAATTGTTGATAATAAATTAGTATTATTAGAACATTTAACATCAAAAGAAATTAATAAAAATGATGTTGAAAATACTTTATTAAAAGAATTTAAATCTGAAGATAAGGATGTAAGACTTCTTACATATAGAGTAATACTAGAAAAATTTAATGATAAGTATTCCCACTTATCAGACGCTCAAAAAATAATATTAAGAGAGTTTATTGAACATATTGATAGTACTAGCAAATTAAAAGAATTTTATAATTCTAAAATTCAAGAAATAAAAAGCAATTTATCTGAAGAAATTAAATCTATAAAAGATAAAGCTACTAAAATTAAATTAGTAGAGGTAAATAAGTTTATTGTTGAAATAGGTAAAAATAAAAAAATCAACAACGAAAATTTAGTTGATTTATTACAATATTGTAGTCTTTTAGAAGAAATAAAATCAACACATGAGCCAGTACAAATATAAACTTAATGAAGTTCCAACAGTTGAACCTGGAGAAAAATTTAATATAGGAGATACTAAAATCTCTAAGGGTGTTAAATATACAGTTACTGGTATAGATAAAGAAACAGGGAGAGTTGCTTGGGATATAGATTATTTACCTAATTTAACTCAGTTATTTGATGCTATAAATGATTTATTTGATGTAACTAAATCAGTAGCTGTAAAAGCTAAAGATGATCCTAAATTTAGAGAAATTTATGATGATGCCAGAAAATTAAGAAATAAAATTCGCACACATATTAGAAAAGAATATCCAGCTGATTTCCAAAGAATTTCAGGAAGATTAGATGAAGATTTTGATGTAGGACATCAAGATAATGAACCTAAAATGACTAAAAGTGATTTAGCTAGAGCAGCTAAAATGGCTGTTATGCTTTATAAAAAAGTAGATAAATATGATACGGGTCGTGAGGTAGATTTTCCTGGTTGGTGGCAAGCAAAAATAACTAAAGCTCATGATTATTTACAAAGTGCTTTTAATTATTTAGATGGTGCTGAAATGACTAGTGAAATATCTACAACAGGAGGAGGAGCAGGTGCTGCTTCATTCACACCAGGAACTGGAGGTCAATATGCTACACCATTTGCTTTTAGAAAAAAAGGACAAAAAGCAGATGATAAAGCTTATAAAGAATTAGGATATAAAGAAGTTAATGAAAATGAATCACCATCTTTAAAAGCTAAAATTGCGGCAGATGATTTTATGTATCAGTACCGTAAAGCATTTAGAATTGTTGATCATAACTTTGGTAAAGAAGCTGCAGATGAATTTAAAAATATTATAAAGTCTAAAATAGCTCAATTACAAGAAGGAGTAGGTGCTAACTTAGGACCTGGTCCTAAAGCAGGTCCTGATGGGGTTAAAGACAATTATTATGTTAAAGCATTTAAATATAAATTAGTTCCCAAAAAAATTAAAGGAGCAGGTACAATAGTGAAGCAATTATTTGAAGATGATTCAAAAAAAAACTTCCAATTAAAAAGAATAGAAGCATTTGATGGTGTTGAAGAAAAATTAAATAATATTTATACCATGATATCTAATGCTAAAAACGAAACAGTAAAATATTATAAAGATAATCCTGATTCATTTAAAGTAGTTAAACCTACAGATTTAATTATGGATTATTTAACAGATATAGAAAAATTATTAAAAAAAGAATAATGAAAACATTACAAGAACAATATAACCTAATTACAGAAGGTAAAGGACATAAAGATGTATTTCTAAAAGAAGCTAAATCACGTTATCCTAATTTGATTAGCAATGTTCTAACCTATGATCAAGCTACTACTATATTAAAACAACGTTCAATCATTCAAGAACATATGTTGGGTGGTGTAGCTAAAAATGTAGGCAAAAAACCAGATTGGTTTTCTATTTTTGATGAAAATATGAATATTATAGTTGAAGAAGATTTAAATAAAAATAGCTATAATTATGAAGATAAAAAAAATATAGACAACATGAATGGTGAGGAATTTAAATTAGGTATTAATTTTGAAATGTCTAAAGTAGCTGAATTACTTACTAGTGAAAATATGGGTGAGTATTTAGATAAAGCTAGAAAAACTGTTGCTAAAAACTTAGCTGCTAATCCTTTATATTATGTTGAAAATGCTGCATTTGGTCAAGAAGGAATTGGTTATACAGAAGATATACCAGGTCTTAAACCCACAGAAATAAAAGGCAAATATGCTGAAAGTGGATATGGTGATGCTACTAAAAAAGAAGCAAACGATGAGTTTATAGAAGTTAAAGAATCTAAGATTTCATTTAATGATTTACTAAACGATTAAGTTATGAAACAGGTACTAATTGAAACTGCCTTATTTAAACCCCAACAACTTTCATTCACTGAAGGTTTAAAATCCAAAAGAGGATTTCCTATAGTTGAAGGTATACTAGCAACTTGTGAAGTTAAAAATGGTAACGGACGTTATTATTCTAGAGAGTTATGGGAAAGAGAAATGGAAAAATATAAGGATTTAATTGATGAAAATAGAGCAGTTGGAGAATTAGATCATCCTGAAGACTCAGTAGTTAATTTAAAAAATGTATCTCACAATATTACTGATTATTGGTGGGATGGAGATAATATAATGGGTAAAATAGAAGTTTTACCTACACCATCAGGAAATATTCTAAAAGCACTTATTGAAAGTGGCATCACAGTAGGTGTTTCTTCTCGTGGAATGGGTTCACTTAAACCTATGGGTGAAGTACAAGAAGTACAAGATGATTTTCAACTATTATGTTGGGATTTTGTTTCAACACCATCTAACCCAGGATCATTTATGCATTTAGTTAAAGAAGGACTTAATGTAGATACAACAAACACATATAAAAAAGTAAATTCTATTATTACAGAAATACTTTGCTCTAAAGGAAATTGTCCAATCTGGTAATTTTTAAGAATCCTAATATACGTATAATCGTAAATATGCTATCGCAACAACCTATATAGCATTAAAACTCGTATTAATTACTATTACGTTTCTAAATAAACGTACTTCCCAAACAAATTTTAGGAAAAATGAACAGAGAATTTTTAAAAGAGGCTATCGCCGATGCAAAAGCTGTTAAAGAAACTGCTATTGCAAATGCTAAAGCTGCTTTAGAAGAATCTTTCACACCTCACCTTAAAACTATGCTATCAGCTAAACTTGAAGAAATGGAAAAAGATGCCATGAAAGAAGAAGATGATACTATGAGAGAAGAGGATGATACTATGAGAGAAGAAGAAAAAGTAGATGAAGCAAAAGATTCTGACAAAATGGAAGAAAAGAAAGAATACATGACCAAAAAAGAAAAACGCGAAGGTGACGATCGTAAGTCTGATAATAAGGCTGAGACTGAAACTGAAAAAATGCGTAAGATTAAAGAGGAAGATGATTCTAACTTAGATGAAGTTTTAGCAGAATTAAAAGACGAATTAGATGAAAATAAGAGAACTGACGCCGAAGAAGAAGGATACAAAGATGGTATCGAAGACGCTAAGGATGACATGGAAAAAAAGATTAAAAAAATCGAATTAGAAGAAGACGAACGTACTGATGCTGAAGAAGAAGGATATCTTGACGGTATGGAGGACGAGAAAGCTGATATGGATGATGAAGAAATTGATCTTGAAGACATGACAGATGATGATCTTAAAAAGTTTATCGAAGACGTAATTTCAGATATGGTCGCTGCTGGTGAATTAGAAGCAGGCGAAGATTTTGAAGTTGAAGATGAAGTTGAAGTTGAGGATGATGTTGATGTTGAAATTTCTGAAGAAGAAAAAGTAGATGAAGATATAACAATCGATGAAGACGCAAGAACTGACGCTGAAGAAGAAGGATACAAAGATGGTATCAAAGACGCTAAAGCAGACGCTAAAAAGGAAATTGACGCAATTAAACTTGAAGAAAAAGAGGATGAACTAAAAGAAGCTTATGCTACTGTTGAAACTCTAAGAAATGAGTTAAATGAAATTAATTTACTTAATGCAAAACTATTATATACTAACAAGATTTTCAAATCTAAAAATTTAACTGAGCACAACAAAGTTAAAGTTTTAACTTCTTTTGACAAAGCTGAAACTGTTAAAGAAGCAAAATTAATATACGAAACATTAAAAGATGGACTAACTGAGAAAAAAGTTAAGAAAACTGTTAATGAAAGTATAAGTATGGCTTCTAAATCAGTTGGTATTGGTCCAAAGAAAGTTGATGCTAAACCAATTGTTGAATCTAGTCAGATGGTAGATAGATTTAAGAAACTTGCAGGTATAATTTAGAAACGAAATTAATTATTAACGATATTTAAAAAATTTAAAAAATGTCACAATTAAACACTTTATTAGAAAGCGCTAATCCTTACAAGTCATTACAAAGTGATGCAGCAAGATTAGCTTCCAAGTGGGCCAAAACAGGTTTACTTGAAGGTTTAAGTGAGGTTGATAGCAACAATATGTCATTGTTACTTGAAAATCAAGCTAAACAACTAGTAACTGAAACTTCTACTACAGGTGGAGGTGCAGGTGCTGGTACATTTACTCCTGGTACAGGAGCACAGTGGGCGGGCGTTGCTCTTCCATTAGTAAGAAAGGTATTTGGTCAAATCGCAGCAAAAGAATTTGTTTCGGTTCAACCAATGAACCTTCCTTCAGGTCTAGTATTTTATTTAGATTTCCAGTATGGTACTACTAAGTCACCATTTACTGCTGGTAATTCTATGTATGGTACTACTGACCCAGCTGGTACGTTTGGTAATACAAACGCAGGTGGTCTTTATGGTGCTGGTAGATATTCATACTCTACTCAAACAACTGAGTCGACAATATCTCCTGTTACACAACAATCTGCATCTTGGGATGATGCTAATTATGATGGAGGACTTTCATCATCAGGTACTTTCTTTGGTGCTACTCCTGCTTATACATTATTATTTGTACCTACTTCATCTATAGATGCTAATTTTGATACAGAGGCAATCAGATCATTTCAAATTTTCTCTGAATCAGTAAATGTAACAGCTTATCCACAATTCACAAAACTTACTACACAGTCAGGTTCAGGTGATACTTGTGTTCAATTCCTTATTAATGCTGATGATGTAACAGTAAATGGATTCTTTGATGGTGGTATTTCTTACTCTTTACAACCAACTGATGCTGACAGAGGTGACTTTGAAGATGGAAACACTAACTTAAACGGTAATAATGCTAATCCTATTACTATTCCTCAAGTTAATGTTCAGATGTCAAGTGAAGCTATTGTAGCTAAAACTAAAAAATTGAAAGCTGTTTGGACTCCTGAGTTTGCTCAAGATTTAAATGCTTACCATTCTTTAGATGCTGAAGCTGAATTGACTTCAATTATGAGTGAGTACATTTCATTAGAAATTGATCTAGAGATCATGGATATGTTAATTGAATCTGCTAACGCAGGAACTGAAGTATGGTCAGCAATTAACAACCAATCAATTGCTCAAGATGCTAATGGAACTGAAACTAATTTAGGTTTCTATAATTCACAAGGACAATGGTTCCAAACTTTAGGAACTAAAATCCAAAAATTATCTAACATTATTCACCAGAAAACTCTTAGAGGTGGAGCAAGTTTCTTAGTTTGTTCTCCAACTATAGGAACAATATTAGAAAGTATCCCAGGATTCGCTGCTGCTTCTGATGGTGATGCTGCTAAAGCTTCTTACGCATTTGGTGTACAGAAAGTTGGTCAGTTAAATGGTAGATATCAAGTGTATAAGAATCCTTATATGACTGAAAACCAAATCTTACTAGGATACAGAGGTTCACAATTCTTGGAAGCTGGTGCAGTATTTGCTCCATACATTCCATTAATTATGACTCCAATGGTATATGATCCTAACACTTTCACTCCACGTAAAGGTCTATTGACTCGTTACGCTAAGAAAATGTTAAGACCAGAATATTATGGTTTAATTAAATGTTCAGGATTAAACACTATTTAATAGTAGTTTAACATATTTTTAAAGAAGCCCCGCATTAGCGGGGCTTTTTTTATGATTATTTGTTTACCTAATAGATAAATTGTATATTTATAATAAAACAAAAATAATAAGTTTTAATATGAAAGAAACACCATCACAGTTACCGATTCAAAGTTACTTAATGAATTTTCCATTTACTTTTTCTACAAACGATCCTAACAATGTTTGGATGAAAGAAATGTCTAAAGAAGAATTATCTATAAATCGTCCTAAAGCCTATAAACAATTTATGGATCTTTATAATTTTATGGCAGGTCAATCATTAGTACACCTATTACCATCAGAAGGTAATTTTCAAGATTTAGTTTATGTTGCAAATTTAGGATTACATTTACCCCATATTTGTAAAGAAAATCATATATTATTATCTAATTACACATCACCTCCAAGACAGGGTGAAGAGTATGTTGGTGAAAAATTCTTTAATCAAATGGGTTATAAAACTAATATATCTCCTTATAAATGGGAAGGTGAAGCTGATATAAAATATTTAAAAGATAATGTTTATATTGGTGGATATGGTATTAGATCTGATATTAAAACTTATGAATGGATGGAAGAAAATTTTGATATGAAAATTATTAAAGTTAAAATGACAGATGAATATATGTACCACCTAGACTGCAGTATTTTCCCGTTAAATAATAATAAATCTATGGTTTGTACTGAATTATATGATAAAGAAGAGTTAGCCAATATATCACGCTATACTGATATAGTAGATATAAATGTTAATGATTCAACTTATGGAATGGCAAATTCAGTTAGATTAGGAAATATGATTTTATGTGCCTCTAATATTTCAGAACTAAAAAGAACAGATGAATTTTACGAAGGTGAAAAACATAAAATTACTTCATTAGAAAAAATATGTTCAGATGAAGGAATGGAACCTGTAATATTTAATTTATCAGAATATATGAAATCAGGAGCTATGTTATCTTGTATGGTAATGCATTTAAATAGAGTAGATCATTTTAAAACACTCATTTAATGGCTCAAAAATTAGAAGATTGGTTAAATAGTGAAGTTGCAGAATTATCTAAACTCCCTATTGGTGAATTAAGTAATACATTTTTCTTTAGAGATCCATTAAGACCAACTTATATAGATAATGAACATTTTTATAGTCCTGCTGATGGGACTATTTTATATCAAAAAGTAGTTTTACCTGGAGCACCTTGTTGTGAAAATATTGTGGAAATAAAAGGTAAAAACTATACACTACAGGATGTAATGGGTGATAAAGATTATAATAAACCCTCTTTAGTTATAGGAATATTTATGTCATTTTATGATGTTCATATAAATAGAATTCCTTATAGTGGAATATTAAAATATAATCGTTTAGAACCTATAGAATCAACAAATAAACCTATGTTAGCTGTTGAAAAGGATATTTTAAATAAAGTAATTAATCCTAATAATATGGATTACTTAAAATATAATGAAAGAGTACTTAATACAGTTTATAATTCAACATTAGATTATACATACCATATAGTACAAATTGCAGATGAAGATGTAAATGTTATAGCACCCTTTAAACAGCAAGGTGATTTATGTACTCAAAATGAAAGATTTAGTTTAATAAGATGGGGATCACAAGTAGATTTAGTTTTACCTATTGATAAAAGATTTTCATTTGAGTTATTATTAAAAGAAACAATGCATGTAAATGCGGGATTAGATAAATTAATTAAAATAAATTATGCCAAAACCTAATATTTCAAAAACACCCCCTAAAGGAGCAGTAAGATTTTCTTTAAGTCTATCTGAAGAACAAAAAAAAGCAAAAGCCCAAATATTAAAACATCCTTTTAATTTTATAGTTGGCAAAGCAGGATCAGGTAAAACCTTATTAGCAGTACAAGTTGCTTTAGATCAATTTTTTAAAAGACAATGTAATAAAATTATTATTACAAGACCTACAATATCTACAGAAGATAATGGTTTCCTCCCAGGATCTGAAAGAGAAAAAATGGAGCCATGGTTAGTACCAATTCGTTCTAATATGAGAAAAGTTTATAATAAGCCTGTAATATTAGAAAAAATGGAGAGAGAAGAACAAATTGAATTAGTTTCATTAGCACATTTTAGAGGTAGAACATTTGATAATGCTATTGTTATTGTAGATGAATTTCAAAATTTAACTCGTTCTCAATTAGCAATGGCTATTGGTAGATTAGGTAAAGATTCTAAAATGCTGTTTTGTGGGGATTCATATCAAATGGATTTAAAAGATAAAAATTATTCTGCATATCATGATATGGCTAAATTAATAAATTCTAAATATGTTCATAAATGTGTTTTACAAGATAACCACAGACATGATGCAATTGATGATTTATTAGAATTATTGAACGGATACCATTGATTTAATTTTTTTCTATAATATTTATAACAAAAATTATGGCAGCAGGTCGATATTCTTTTGTTATAGAACAAGGTGCAACAACTGATTTTGAGGTAGTTTACAATGATAATGATTGTAATCCTATAGATTTAGAGGGATATACTGCAAGAATGTCTATTAGACAATCTCAAAATAGAAATAGTGAATTATATATTACTTTAAGTAGTAGTTTAGGCCCCTGTGGAACAGGATTAAATTTAAGTGGTTCAGTATCGAGTGCAGGTTATCCAAAACCCTTAACATCAGGGTCTATAGGAATTTATATTTCAGCAGCATCTTCATCACAATTAACTTTCCATGAAGGACATTATGATTTAGAACTAATATCTGGAAGTGGAGATTGTGCTACAGTAACAAGATTACTTATGGGTCAAGTAAGATTATCAAATGAAGTAACAAATTCATAAATAATTATATGAGCAAGTGCGGATCAAATTGTGGGTGTAATAAATGCAAGGGTTTAGTTATAAAAAGTGATACTAATAAAGTTAACTTAAATGACGTAAACTCTAAAATTATTGTTAAAGATGACAATAAATGTACCAAGGTCGATGTAACTGCTCCAACAACAAAAATAGTTAAAGTTGCTACTCCTGGTCTTAGGGGTCAACAAGGTATTCAAGGTATTACAGGTGCTGGAACCCAAGGTATTCAAGGTAGCACAGGTGCACAAGGTATTCAAGGTATTACAGGTGCTGGAACTCAAGGTATTCAGGGTATTACAGGTGCTCAAGGTACTACTGGAGCTCAAGGTTCTCAAGGTGTTCAAGGTACTACAGGAACACAAGGTAGTACTGGAACACAAGGTATTACAGGAGCTCAAGGTACTCAAGGTACTACAGGTACACAGGGTGTTCAAGGTACTACAGGAAGTCAAGGTATTCAGGGTATCACAGGTGCCCAAGGTACTCAAGGTACAACTGGTGCACAGGGTGTAGTTGGTACCCAAGGTATACAAGGTATTACTGGACCACAAGGCATACAAGGCATACAAGGTGTACAAGGTTTAGATGGTGCTTTTGCAGGTCAAGGTGTTCAAGGTATACAAGGTATACAAGGCATACAAGGTATACAAGGTGCAGATGGTACACAAGGTACAGATGGTACTCAGGGTATACAAGGTATACAAGGTACACAAGGTGTAGATGGTAATTTTGGTGGTGCTTGTTTTGATTATACATTTGATTCAACTACAACATCAGGAGATCCTGGTTCTGGGGGTGTAAGATTAAATAATGCTACCCAAAATGCATCAAATGAAATGTATATTGATGTTGAAGATGATGATGGAAACAGTATTAATTCCTTTATGAATTCAATACTAGCTGTTACTTCAACAATTAAAGGTCATGTTAAAATTACTAATAGAACAGACGCAACTCAATTTTTATTATTTTCAATTTCAAATCTATCACAATCTGGTGGAGGTACTGGTTTTTGGACTATTAATTTAACTAATACTGCATTTTCAGCTGCAGCCCCTTTTACAAATTCAGAAGATGTATTAATTTGTTTTCAAACAACTGGTGATAAAGGAGATACAGGAGCACAAGGTATACAAGGTATAACTGGTGCACAAGGTATAACAGGATCTCAAGGTCTTACAGGAACACAAGGTACAGATGGTACGCAAGGTACAGATGGTACACAAGGTATTCAAGGTACAACAGGTTCTCAAGGTCTTACAGGAACACAAGGTACAAATGGTACACAAGGTACTCAGGGAACTACAGGTTCACAAGGTGTTACAGGTTCTCAAGGTAATACAGGAACACAAGGTACAAATGGAACACAAGGTACTCAAGGAACTACAGGTTCTCAAGGTGTTCAAGGTACTACAGGTACTCAAGGTACAGATGGTACACAAGGTATTACGGGTACACAAGGTATACAAGGTATAATAGGTACTCAAGGTATTACAGGATCGCAAGGTACAGATGGTGCACAAGGTATTCAAGGTATTCAAGGTATTCAAGGTGCAACTGGTGCACAAGGTACAGATGGTACACAAGGTACAGATGGTACACAAGGTATACAAGGTATAACAGGTGCCCAAGGAATTCAAGGAATAGATGGTACACAAGGTATTCAAGGTATACAAGGCATACAAGGTATTCAAGGTATACAAGGTTTAGATGGTGCATTTGCAGGTCAAGGTGTTCAAGGTATTCAAGGTATACAAGGTATTCAAGGTATTCAAGGTGCAGATGGTACTCAAGGAATAACAGGTGCTCAAGGAACTCAAGGTATTCAAGGTACAGATGGTACACAAGGTACAGATGGTACACAAGGTACAGATGGTACACAAGGTACAGATGGTACACAAGGTACACAAGGTATTCAAGGTATAACAGGTGCGGGAACACAAGGTACAACAGGAACACAAGGTATTCAAGGTATTACTGGAGCTCAGGGTATTCAAGGTATAATAGGTACTCAAGGTATTACAGGATCGCAAGGTACAGATGGTGCACAAGGTATTCAAGGTATAACGGGAACTCAAGGTACAGATGGTACACAAGGTACAGATGGTACACAAGGTACAGATGGTACACAAGGTATACAAGGCATTCAAGGTATTCAAGGTACAGATGGTACACAAGGTACCGATGGTACTCAAGGTATTCAAGGTATAACAGGTGCTCAAGGAACTCAAGGTATTCAAGGTACAGATGGTACACAAGGTACAGATGGTACACAAGGTACAGATGGTACACAAGGTATTCAAGGTATAACTGGTACACAAGGTATTCAAGGTACAGATGGTACACAAGGTATACAAGGTATACAAGGTATTCAAGGTGCACAAGGTGCAACTGGTGCACAAGGTATACAAGGTATTACTGGTATTCAAGGTACAACAGGAACACAGGGTATTCAAGGTATAACTGGTGCACAAGGAATTCAAGGTATTCAAGGTATTCAAGGTATTCAAGGTGCAACTGGTGCACAAGGTGTACAAGGTATTCAAGGTACAATAGGTACACAAGGAACTGATGGTGGATTTGGGGGAGCTTGTTTTGATTATACTTTTGATTCATCTACAACAAATTCAGATCCAGGAACAGGAAAAGTAAGATTAAATTCAGCAGTTGGTTCAGCAGCAGGACAAAAAGGTGCTACTGAAATGTATGTTGACATTGAAGATGATGGTGGTACATCTATTCAAAATTTCCTAGCAGCTATAGATGCAAATACATCAGCAGTTAAAGGTCATGTAAAAATTATAAATAAATCAGATGCAACTCAATTTTTATTATTTAGTATACCAGATTTAGATGATAATACAGGTTATTGGACAATAGGTTTAGTTAACCAAGCATTTTCTACTGCAGATCCTTTTTCAAATGGAGAAGATGTATTACTTTGTTTTGTAACTACTGGTGAAAAAGGAGACACTGGAGCCCAAGGTATTCAAGGTATTCAAGGAACAACAGGTGCTCAAGGTATTCAAGGTATTACGGGGGCTCAAGGTATACAAGGTATTACAGGAGCTCAGGGTATACAAGGTATTACCGGTGCTCAAGGAATTCAAGGTATTACAGGTACTCAAGGAATTCAGGGTATTACAGGTACACAAGGTACACAAGGTGCTCAAGGTACAAATGAAGGTGTAAAAGTATTTCAAGAATCAACATCGGGTGCTAGACTACCTGTAGTGTTTATTAAAGAACAAGTTGGGGGTCCTGGTAATCTAGCAAAACTTGGTGAAGATACTAATGATGATTTTTCTTATAGACCTGATAAAAACACATTATTTGCTAGAAATTTTGTTACTGAAAACATATATGTAGGTGGTTATTCTGTAACAATATCAGGTTCATCTGGTAATATTACTTCATCAGGTAATTTTAGTGCAAGTGGTGCTTTAATATCTTCAATAGGAAATTTTGGAAGTGTAACAGCATCAGTTATAAGTTCAAGTGGTGAATTATCAACTCAATTTGTAGTAATACCATCTTCATCAAATGCTACTCAGCAAGATGCCTCACTTTACTTTGGGGGACCTGGAAGTAGTACAACAGAAAATGTAGGATATATTTATGGTGATGCTGGTCCTAATTCAAGACAATTACGTTTAGGTGTTAATGATAATGATTTTGTATCATTTGGTTTTAGCAATAATACAAATGTTGGGATTATATTTGCTGGAAATATAACAGGATCAGATAATATAAGTGCAAGTGGAACTATTATAGGTGAAAATATTTTAGATAGTTCAATTAACTTTTTTGGTGGATCAAATTATAATCCTGTACTTTCAGGTAGTGTAGATAGGTTATTTATAGGAGATGTTACTGAACAATCTAGTGGACTTAGATTTGACATGAATGATGGTACAAGTACTGTAACATTAGAATCCCAAGGAAGTCCAGGATCAGTAGTACTTAATGTAGAAGGTAATATAAGTATGAGTGCTGGAATTAGTGGTGGTGGTAAAATTCAAGGGGCTCAATTTACTTCTTCTAAGGGTATATTAGTAACATCTAGTTTAACAGGTTTAGGAGCATCATCTCCACTTATGATACGAATTGATGATACATCTGTATTTAGTGTAAGTAGTAGTGGGGTAGTTGTATATGGTAATATGGAAACATTACCTACCCCGGTAACAGGAGGATTAGTTTATTCAGCAAGTAATTTCTATATGGGATTAGAATAAATTTAAAAAAAAACATTAATCTTACTTAAAGATTATATATTTATAATTAGATAAAAATAAAATAAAATGGCAAATTGGAAAAAGGTAATAGTTAGTGGGTCACAAGCAGAATTAAACTCATTAGCTTTAGATACAGCATTAACAGTAGCAAATGGTGGTACTGGTGCTTCAACATTAACAGATGGTGGAGTATTATTAGGTAGTGGGACAGGTGCTATAACAGCAACTTCAGTATTAACAAATGGTCAATTAATTATTGGTGATGGTACTGGAGATCCTACAGTAAGTACTTTAACTGCAGGTACAGGTGTTACTATTACAAATGGTGCGGGTTCAATTGAAATTTCTGCAGCAGGTTCAGGTGGTACAGTTACTTCTGTTGGTATTACTGGTACTGATGGTATTGATGTTGATTCAGGTTCACCAATTACTGGAGCAGGTACTATTACTTTAGGATTATCCAACATTGCAAATGATAAATTAGCAAACTCTACAGTTTCATATGGTGGTGTTTCATTAGCATTAGGTGGAACAGATGCAACTCCTGCTTTTAATTTAACAGATGCAACAAGTTTACCATTAACATCAGGTGTTACTGGTGTATTACCAATTGCCAATGGTGGTACAAACATTTCATCTTATACTACTGGAGATATTTTATATGCTTCAAGTGGTACAGCATTAGCTAAATTAGCAATAGGTACATCAGGACAAATATTAGCAGTTTCATCTGGTGGTATTGTAGAATGGATTGACAATGATGAAGGTGATATTACTTCAGTTGCTAATACTACAAATGGTGGTTTAACTGTAACAAATGGTACTGGTCCAGATGTTACATTAACATTAAACCTTAATGATTTATCAGCAGCATCAGTTGATGTATCAACAGATTCAATTGCAATTATTGATGCTAATGATTCAAATGGATCAAGAAAAGAATCAATTGCTGACTTAGCTACAGCAATGGCAGGATCAGGTATAACAGCTACTAATGGTGTTTTAAGTGCAACTACAGGAGATGTTGAATCAGTTGCTAATGCTACTAATGGTGGTATGGATGTAACAAATGGTTCAGGCCCAGATGTTACAATAGCAATGGATATTAATAATTTATCTGCAGCATCTATAGCTTCAGGAGATTTTATTGCGTTTTCAGATGAAGGTGCAGCAGGTGATCCAACGAAAAAAGAATCAATTGATGATGTAGCAACTTTATTTGCAGGTAATGGTTTAACAGCAACTAGTGCTGTAATTGCAGTAGATTATGGTACTTCAGCTAATACAGCTGCTCAAGGTAATGTGGGTGTTACATTTGCAGGTACTACAAATGAAATTGAATTATCAACTAATACCTTCTCTACAATTGGTGGTGGTGGTAATGTTACAATTGGTTTACCAAATGATGTAACAATTGCTAATGACTTAACAGTTTTAGGTGATTTAGAAGTATCAGGAACTGCTTCATTCAAACACTCAGAAAACTTGGATATTGCAGATAAATTTATTACATTATCTTCAGGTTCAACTACCGCTACAGATGGTGGTATTATAGTTGCTCAAGCAGCTTCAGGTACTAATCAAGTAGGTGAAGGATATGGATTTGATGCTTCTGTAAAAAGGTGGGGTGTTACAAGTAGTTTAAGTAATAATTCAGGTGCAATTGTTCCTAAAGATTATATGGTAACAGCAAGAGCCACAGACACATCAGGTGCAGCACCATCTGCAGCTCCAATATTTGGTGGATCTTCAGATGGATATGGTAATATTCATGTTGATACTTCTACAGAAGAAATTTATATTTATGCGTAGTAATTAAAAATGAAAAAAGTTGTTAAATTTAATAAAAAAAGTTATGGCATTTAAAGGAAAATCAAGCCCATTAGGTAAACAAGAACCTCAAAGAATTGATAATACTTTATCTCTAAACCAAGAAGAAATAGAAATGCTTTTGCAATTGATAAAAGCTTCTAACTTTAGCGGGGAGATGATAGAAAAAGTTTATAACGTAACATATAAATTACAAGTGTTACATAGTAAACTAAATCAATAATTATGGCTTTTATACCTGAAGAATGGACGTTTATACGTCAATCCTTAGATGAAATTAATATTAAAGGAAAAGATGCTAAAGGATTAGCAGCTTTACAAACTAAAGTTGAGCAAGAATTTCAAAAGGCAGTTACTAAAAAAGAAAAAGAATTGCAAAAAACTTTGAAGTCTGGTAAATAATATTTGGTTTAACCATATTTATAATAAGATTATAGGCCCGAAAGGGAAGTGGACTCATTTTGAGTAGCCAACCATAATAAAAAAGATATGCCAAATTGGAAAAAAGTAATAGTTAGCGGATCAAACGCTATTCTAAATCAAATAACAGGATCTGGTATTCCCGAGGGATCTAGTGAAAGCAAAATTGTTGTTGTTAATAATGGTGGAGCTTTAAAATACAGAACTGATTTATCATTACAAGGAGTCCAAGGTATACAAGGAGCTACAGGTTCACAAGGTATTCAAGGTAAACAAGGAACTACAGGTACACAAGGTACTCAAGGTAAACAAGGAACTACAGGAACACAAGGTATTCAGGGTACAACAGGTGGAACAGGTGGAACAGGCTCACAAGGTACTACAGGTACACAAGGTATTCAAGGTGTTCAAGGTACTACAGGAGGAACAGGTTCTCAAGGTATACAAGGTATTCAAGGAGCAACAGGTGCAGGAGGTTCTACAGGTTCACAAGGTACTACAGGTACACAAGGTATTCAAGGTGTTCAAGGTACTACAGGTTCAACAGGAAGTACAGGTTCTCAAGGAACAACAGGTACACAAGGTATTCAAGGTGTTCAAGGTACTAC